CTGCGTCCATGCTCATTTAAATCCACGATGATCCAGATGATTGGTCGTGGCCTACGCAAGGTAGACCCAGAGAAGCACCCCGGAGCTATCAAGTCTGACTGCGTGGTGCTGGACTTTGGTTATTCCATCCTCACCCACGGCGGGCTAGACACGGACGTCGTGCTGGAGCCTGTCAAAGGGTCGGCCAGGACCAAGGTCTGCCCATCGTGTAAGATGGAGGTACCCCTAGGGGTGGCCGTATGCCCTGCATGCGAGCATATCTTCGACGGCGTCGAGCGTCGCCAGAAGGAAGCCGAGGAAAGGGGCGACCTAGTCAACTTCACCCTCACCGAGGTTGAGATCATGGACATGTCCCCATTCCGTTGGGAGTCATTCTGGGACGGCATGGTTACTATCGCATCGGCCATGACCGCATGGGCATGCGTCGTCCAGCACGACGGCAAGCAGTACGCCATAGGTGGTAAGGACGGAGCCACCGGCGCCACCCTCATCGCCGTCACCGACGATCGTCTCCAGGCCGTCGCCTCCGCAGACGACTACCTCCGAGAGCATGGCGATAAGGACGCCGCCCGGAAGAGCAAGAGATGGCTGACCGAGCCTCCCTCCGACAAGCAATTAATCCAGCTTGGGCTTGATGTATTCTCCGCCGCAGGCATGACCAAGTACCGTGCTACATGTGCTTTAACATGGAAGTGGCGCGAGCGTTTTATTAAAGCCAAAGTACTTTCGATTTAATCCCAACATGTTCAAACCAGAAACCAAACCCTGCGAGATTGCCGAAGGCATCAAAGCCTTGATCGACGCAGCAACCAAGGCACACCGCAACAAGCAGGTGCCACGCCAGTACCTAGGAGCGTCACGCATAGGCGACGAATGCGAGCGACGACTAGCGTATGAATTCCACATGACGCCGAAGGACGAAGGCGCGGAATTCAAAGCCAACACCCTACGCATATTCGACATGGGCCATGACGGCGAAGAGCGTGTCGCCGAGTATCTCATTATGGCCGGCTTCGATCTTCAGACGCACCAAATTGACGGCAAGCAGTTCGGAATCTCCGACGCCGGCGATAAGTTTAAGGGCCATCTAGACGGCATCATCAACGACGGACCTGCACTAGCCGGCGTGTTCTACCCATGCCTATGGGAAAGCAAAGCCTTGGGCGAGAAGAGCTGGAGCGACGTCGTGAAGAAGGGGCTGAAGGATTCCAAGCCTGTGTACTACGCCCAGGTCCAGATCTACATGGCCTACAAAGACCTGCTGTCGTGCCTATTCACGGCCATCAACCGAGACACCGGCGAAATCCATGTCGAGATGGTTCCATTCAATGCCAGAGACGCACAGACCTACATCGACCGCGCCGTGCGTATCGTGAAGACTGACAACCCAGAGCAGCTTGGCCGCATCGGTCGAGGCGTCGATGACTTCAAGTGCAAGTGGTGCGACTACAAGAAGCGTTGCCACGGCGTAGCCGAACAGGTCGCCCCATCGGTCGAACCCCCCAAGACTTGGTCTTGGTAATTTCCCAACATGAGTAAGAACAACAAGAAAGCCCAAGCCCTTTTTAAGAAAGCGGCCAAAGGAAAACGAAAGCTAATTCAAGCAATGCTGGAAGACATCGACCAGACTACATTGCTTGCCGATGGTTTTGATGCCGCGATCCTGGGCTTCACGGAAAGCTTTCCTGTGCAGGTCATCTACGACCATGACACATGCCTACACATTCTACAGGCCGATGGTATGAAGGAGGAAGAAGCGTTTGAATATTTCCATTTCAACGTACTTGGAGCGCACGTCGGAGAGCAGACGCCCATCTTCATGCACTCGCTTCGATGAAGATTCGCATCAAGCTGGACGACATTACCATGACCCAGGCAGAGGCAGAAAGCCTCGCCAGGCATGAGTCGAGTCGAGCCGCCGGCGTCCCAGACCAGCACGTCGGGAAGCAATCCGGGGCAGTCATGGACTTGGTCGGGCTGCTGGGCGAGATTGCATTCTCAAAGCTGTTCAGCATGGAGCGTGATGACACAGTCTCACCCCGGTCTGGAACCGTGGACTTCATGGCCGGCAACGGACAGTCCGTTGAGGTCAAGTCCAGCCACCACATCAACCCCCACTTGCTGGTTCCGTCTTACGAGATTAACGGAGAGATTACAACCAAGGAACTGGTGGACATCTACGCACTCATGCGTGTCGAGTACAACGACAGGGCCGTCACGTTTATGGGCTGGGCTAACCGGGCCGAGGTAATCAGACCAGACCGGCTTCAACACTTCCGGGGCGCCGGCAGACTGTCCTTCGTGGTGCCGCCGGATGAGATGCATCAGCTCGACGATGTGACAGCCACATGGCTGGCCCTAGCTCTCAAGGCCAAGGGTGAGATTGTGGAGTTGACCTAGGACGCCCAACGCCCAGGAATACCCGACCCAACATGACAGACATGATCCCAATCGACAATGACGCCGTCTCCACGCACGTCGAACTGCTCTTCGGCAAGGAAGCCAAGGGCTTCGTTTGCCTCCGTGGCATCGGTGAAAAGGGGACGTCCAGGGAGGGCGTATTCCGAGAAGACATTTTCCTAGAGCCAGAGCGTATGGGGTGGGAAAGGTTCGTGTCGGCCGTGATCTTCCACGCCACCCGGTGGGGACAGCACGACGTCGCCACCTTTATCGTCCCTTGCACACTCAAGGAGGATCGCGGCACCGCCGAGAACTGCGACGTGTTCCGTACCCTTTGCGCCGACTTCGACACCGGCGACACCGACGCCAAGCTTGCCTTCGTCGAGCAGCACTTCGGCACGGCCGCCATGGTCGTGCTGTCCGGTGGCATGACCGAGGAGGGGAAGGCCAAGCGGCATGCATACTGGCAGGTTGCAGGTATGACAGTTGCCGAAGTCGTCGCTGCCAGAGACGCAATCGCCCGCAAGGCTGGAGCCGACATCCAGTTCGGACTGGGCGTGGACGGCAACCCTTACGGACGAGCGCATCAGCCCATCCGTGTGGCCGGCTCAATCCACGGCAAGTCCGGGGTGAAGAGACTGGTCGTCATCGAGCGTCACGCATCACAAGCTTTCATAACCACGCCATGCTCTTTGGCGTCGATGATGCCGGAGTCGGAGTGGGCAATCAAGGAAGCCCCTGTCGATCCGCTCATGCCCAAGTCGCATACCCCTGCCGTTCAGATGTTGACCGCAGACGTTGCCGCCGGCGGAGAAGGCACCACTCGTTGGTCCGCATTCAACGGCGTCGCCGGCCACTACATCCACACCGCTCGCATCGGGAAGATGACCCTCGATGCAGCCCGCCTTGCGACCTATGGATGGATGCAGGCGCACATGAATCCTCCGTGGCCGGAGTCACGCTTCGACACCGAGTGGCTGGGCCTGCTCCGTAATGACATCCATAACAACGGACCCATGCCCGAACCAGAGAAGCCAATACTAGACGACGGCAAGGGGCTGGCCGTGTGGGCCGCTCATAGGTGGAGTCTGTCGCCACGACCGGAGCGTCAATTCCTAGTACAGAATTGGCTCCAGGCCGCCAAGCACCAGCTACTGGTAGCAGAGGGCGGCGCCGGCAAGACCTTCATGGTCCTAGACCTAGCCTTAAAGATCACCGCTCGACGAGACGGCGACACATGGTGCGGCATGCCTGTCATGCGTAAGGGCGCCGTCGTCATCCTCACAACCGAGGACGATAAGGACGAACTGCATATCCGCTTGGCCGACATGGACCCGGATGGTAGCCGTCGTCGTGAAGCCGGCGATGATCTAATCATCCTGCCGTCTATTAATTCTGGCGGTGCTTTCGCACTCGTCGAGAAAGACCCCAAGACCCAGGAGTCTAGGCCGTCCCGCAAGTGGCTGGAATTCTTCGCACTACTGCGGCAGATTCCCAACCTCCAGCTAGTGGTCATCGACACCCTTAACAGCGTGTTGCACGGCGAGGAGAACAGCGCGACTGTCATCAATGAATTCATCCGAGTAGCCAGCCAGGTCGGCGGTGAGCTAGGTGCGGCATTGATTGTCATCCACCACATTAAGAAGCAAGGCGACGAACCCATCCGGAACGCCGAGCAGATGGCTTCGCAGGTCCGTGGGTCGTCGGCCCTGCTTGGTGCCTTCCGTGGTGCCATCGGGGTATGGCATGCTTCCGACTATGACCGGCGCATGAAGGGCATGGGTCTGGTACCCCGCCGCAAGCACCTGTGGAAGGCCGCGATCATCAAGGCAAATAACCCGGAGATGCTCGACACCGAGCGTACGCTATTGCGTACCGATATTGGCACGCTCATCGACGTCACCGACAAGGACAAGTTCAACGACGTCAACTTCCTAGAGCGGCAGGCATGGCTGGTGGCCGCCGTCACATTGGCCGCCAGGGCAGGGCATCCCTACTCCATCGAGGGCAAGAATGCCAAGTCCGGCCTGTACCGCCGGCGAGGCGAGCTTCCCTCCATCCTCCGGTCCATCGGACCGGGCGAATTCGCCCACCTTGTGGACGACATGCTCCTACAGAAGGTGCTGGCAGCGGCAGCAGCCAAGGGAGGCAAGGAAAAGAAGTGGCTGGACCTACCCAATGGTCCGATCGCTTCCGACGAGGTAGGTGCGGAGATTAACTCCGGCGCCTATGACCCGGCAGAGTGGGAAGAGTTTGAATATGACAAAGACTCTCGTACAGTT